CGACGGTCGTGCAGGTCGTGACCATCTTGATCGGCGTGTTAGTGATGTCGGTTTTGCGGAACGCTTTGTAGGCGTACTTCTGCAGGATGCCGTCCTCGCCCTCGACCTTCGGACCGGTCGGCTGCAGCTTGACCTCGAGCAGGTCAAGCTGCGCCTGCGTTGCGCCGGCGACGATCGTTCCGCGGAGCGTCGTCGGGGTACCGGCGCGGACTCGCGCCCAGCGCGTGTCGGACTCGAAGAAGAGCTCGACGGTGCCGGTGACTTTGGCACCCTTTCGCTTCAGCTCCTGCGCGTAGGCCTTGCCGATCACGCGTTTTTCGACGACCGGCATCACGATGTCGATGTCGAGCGAACGCATGTCGGCGCCGTCGACGCCGTTCTCGAGCGTGACGAGATTGGCATATTCGACGGACGGTCCGGTGATCTCGGTCGGCGTCGCGTCGAGCGAGGTCGCTGACGGCGGGAATGACACGTTCCCCGTGCCGTGCCATTTCGTGCCCACCGTAAAGATGCCTTCGACGCCGCACTTGAAGTGCGCCTCCTCGAGCACCATGTCGTAGAACTTGTAGTAGAGGCTGAGCGGGATATAGCCCCACTCGAAGAGGTGCAGGAGCGCGGTGCGCGCGATGCCGGTCGAGGTCTTCGTATAGGGCCCGGTTCCGGTCTCGACCAGCGCGCCGGCGATCGCCTTCTGGATGTACGGGAAGAAATTGAGGTTCGGGACTACGTCGCCGTCGTTCCCCGACTCCTGGTTGCCGAGACCAGGCTCACGCTCGATGCCGTCCGCAAAGATCTGCGGATTGTCGATGAACTTGCGATCGAACATCGGCGTGAAGTTCGCCCCGCGCGGCATCAGGATCCCGTTCGGCGTCGTCGGGTCCGTGCCGTAAGCGGCCTGACGAAAGATCTGCAGTTGTACGTCTTCATTGAGAATCATGGCCTGCTCTCCCTCACCCGTAATCCCCCCGGCCACGAGCTGCAGCCGTCAGGCGTTTGGTTTGTATGTTTGTTTGTTTGTTAGGCGACGATGACCTTCGCGTCCTTCGCCGGTTTCTTCGGCTGCGGATCCTCTTTCGCCGGCGAGCTCGGGTCCGCGGCCTTGGCGCTCTCGCCTTTGATGCGGCGGATGTCGTCGTCGGTCGCAACGCGCGGTCCCTTGCAGCGAACGAGAAGATCGATCCCGACCTCGCGCGGCACGCTCGTCAGTCGATCACTCGCGAAATAGCCGACGCCGGTGATCACGAGATCGGCGACAAACTTGCCCGCCGGCGGAACCGTCATCTCGAGCTCTTTCGCGTCTTTGAATTTGGCTTCGAGCTCCTGTTTGTATGCTTCCGGAGCTTTCGGCTCCGCCTGCTGCGCTGTGGTCGTATCGCTCATCGGACTTTCCTTTCGCGTCTTGTGTGTGAAACCTATGGAACGGGAGTCGTAAACACTTCGGCCTCGGTCTCGAGCATCACCTGGTGCATGAGCCGCGTGAGGTCGGCCGAGCGCATGACAAACGGGTCGTCGAGGAACTCGAACGACTTGAGAAGCCCGATGTCGGAGCGCTCCGCCGGCGTCGCCGGCCAACCGACCAGCGTGTCCTCGACCCACTCGATCAGATCCAGAACTCCGATGCGGCTCGCGTCTTTGAGATCGGTCGCGAAGCTCTCGGCCACCACGGCGATCGAGATCTGGATCTTTCGGCGTTGCTTCCTGTTCCCGAGCACGAGTCGGCGGCCGCCGTGGCTCTGCGTCATCGCAGGCCCGCGGCTGAAGATCGGGGCTACCAGCGGAAGCACGTCGTCTTTCGTGAACGCTTCCGCCAGGTTGTCCGCCGTGGCGATTGACGGCGGTACGGCGATCGCGCCGAAGCGCGCCGTGAGCCGCGCCGGCACGTGCGTCATCACCAGGTCCTTGAGACTGAAGGTTGCCATCAGTACGTCCTGAGCTCGTCCGCCGGCGAATCGGGAAACAAGGGCACGCTCTCGACAGGCGCACTTGAGACCGTGAACGTGAAGACGCGATCGCCGACCGTGTGCTGAACCTGCAGCGTTTCCCCAGGCTTGACGCCGGTCCACACTTCATTCTTGCGAAGCGTCGTCACGTGGCGAGGCTTGAAGGCGATCGCGCCCGTCGAGTCGACTTCGATATCGAAGGCCTTTTCGGCGTAGGCGTTCATTTGCTCGTAGCTCCGCACTTGTGAGGGACGTCGATGAGCGCCTGCTCATACATGCGAATGAGGATGACCGCGGCGCCGATTTGTTTGCTGACCGCGTTCGGATCGAAGCCGTGGTCCGCCGTGAACTTGCCCTTCGTGTAGAACTGGCTGCCGCTCCACAGATATGGCGTCGGGATTCCTCTCGATTGGTAGCCCGTGCCGTTGTACGCCTCGAGCTTGAAGAGCATCCCGGCGACGCTCCAGTCAGTCCATACGTCGAACCCGTGCATGCGCAGCGCGTCGCACGCGCTGTCGACCCATCCGAAGGGCGGCTTGCCGGCGAGAGGACGTCCTTTCGGCTCGTGCTTTGTACGAGCCTTGAGAGAATCGCCGTTGTGGAGGTGGCAGGAGAAGTCGCCGTCACACTCCATCGTGTGAATGGCGCCGACGAGATACCACGGCACGCCAATGATGCGCTCGACCTCTTCGTATTGAGAGCGCGCTTTCATAATGTGGGTGATCGACGACTCGACTTCTGCGCGGCGACCGTCCATCACCTTGACGTTCTGCCAACGCGTTTCGTACTCCATGCGTCTTGCATTCGATAGCGGCATCGTTTCCTCCCCTTCACTCCACACCACGATTACCGCCGGCGTCGCCGGCGCCGGCGCGGCCGCGGCGATCACGCCTGGCCTCCGCTGATTCCGAAGCTTCTGAGGATCACGCTCTCCGCGAACGCGAGATCTTCGGTACTGAACCCGATCCCCTCACGCTTCGGCTCATGAACTGCGCCGACCAGCGCGAATAGAAATTCATACGGCGAGCTGCTCGCCGGCGCGTAGTCGCGGCCCTTGAGACGCGCCTTGAGCCACTTGCGATCGAACGCTTCATTGCGGCGCACAAGAAACAGCGCACCGCCGCTCGTCTTGAGAACAAATGCCGTTGGGTACTGATCCCGAATCGAAACGCCGGCCTGATACGCCTTTGCGATCGCGCGCGTAAGAGGAATGGCCAGCGCTCGCGCCTTCTTCGGCGTGATCGTCATTCCTTCCTGATGCGCGCGCATCCGGCGGTCGTCGGAGAAGAGCGCGAGATCGTCTCCGTCGAGCTCGTAATGAATCGACGCCAGGAGGATCCCGTCGTCGATCATCGTGTGCCCGCCGAAACCCATCGCGCGGGCCGACACCGGCCATGGCGTTCCGTCCGGAGCGACGCCCTGGGCCCAACGCTCGTGCGTCGAGAGGATGAACTGCTCGCCGATCTCGCGACGCGCCGACTCGCTGACCTTGCCGCCGTTCGCGCGCATCGTTGCGAGCACGCCCTGCAGCGACTCGCTACCAGTCAGCGTCGCCTCGACGTTGAACCCGCCGCTGCTCATATGAGCCCCTTCGTGCGCTCACGCGAGAACACGTTCTTGCCCGACTCCGCCCAGGCCGCGCCGGCCGTGGAGACCGGCGCGGCCGCGGGCGCGGCCGCAGCGAGGAGTAGACGGCGCTCCGGATCCGGATCACCGAGGCGTCCCAGCCAGGCGTCGTTGGATTTCTTGAGCTGTGAGAAGTACGTCGAGCGCTCGCCGGCGTTGAGAATCGACGGCCGCCGCTGCATCAGCTTGTACGCGGAGATATCGAGGACCTTCTCCTGCAGTGCTGCCGCGAGGTCCGCCGCCTGCTGCGGTGTGGCTGTGGGCACGGCGACAATCGGCGTCTCATAGTGCGGGCTGGCGGCGACGTGTATCTCCGCATCCGCCTTGAGAATCACCGCCGCTATGACGTCGAGGTCCGGTGTGGTTCCGGATCCGCCCGTCACTCCGACGAGCTCCTTCAGCTCGAAACGCTGAAGGAGGTCCATCGGTTCTACGCCGTAAGCGCTCATTGTGGTAGTCCCGTCCGTCGCTTACTTCGCGTCGTTCGCGTCGCTCTTATTGCCGACGCGCGCGAGCAGCTCTTCGATCGTCTTGTCCTTGCCGTTCACGTGCGACAGGAGCGCCGCCTTGAGCTCGACGACGGTCACGCCGTTGCGCAGCGCTTCGCGGTCGTTGAAGACACGCTCGCCGAACTTGAATTTGCCGTCTCCGGTCGCGGTGATGAGGTTCACCGCCTCGGCGACTTCGATGAAGTGATCGCCGACGTGCAGGTGCACGGTGTTCGCGGTGACCGGCGCCGCGGTGTTGCGGATGATGCCGTCGCGCTCGAGCTGCTCGCGGAACTTCGGCTCGAGCTCGTTCTCGAAGATCTTGTCGCCGACCTTGCGCACGTCGCGCTTGAGCACTCCGTCGATGAGGTTCGCGACGTCGACGGTGCCGTGAGTGACCGCATATACGACCGGCTTTTTGTTTTTGTCATTGTTCGCCATAGTGATTTCCTTTTCGTGATGCGAGAGGAGAGGCTGAAGATCCAGCCTCTCCTCCTCGTCTCGCGCTTCGTTAGACCGTCTTGCCCGACACGTTCTTCATCACATAGAGGCGCTTGTTCGAGAACTGCGTGAAGGACCACGCGTCGTGGGTCACCTTGACGAGCGGCGTGCCGGCGACGCGTTCGTCGACGTACTCGTCGACGAACGGGAAACCCTCGCGGCGCACGATCGCGCCCGGCAGCGGCTCGCCAGGCTTCGGCGCCTCGGACTTGATGCCGATCAGCACGCAGTCGTGCCACAGATCGGCCGAGACGTTGGTGATCGCGTCCGGGTTCTTGTCGTCGACCTTGACCGAGTAGCTTCCCAGCAGAGACTCGCACCCCTTGATCTGGAGGATCTCGCCGAGGCGCTTGTGCGACAGGTCATTGCCCGTGGCGCCGCTCGCGCGCGTCTGCACCTTCGGGTGATCCGCGATCGCCTCGTCCGGACCGTAGGCGAGCCACAGCCAGAGCTCTTCCTTGTCGACGTTCAGCGCGTGGCGGGCAACGTGGATCGCGGCGCGGAGGTCCTCGATCGGCGTCGAATTGATCGTGTCAGACCACTGCGTAGCGGAGCTCGAGTAGACGCGGACCATCGAGCTGTCGTAGCGCGTTACGTCCTGCATGGCCGTGGAGATCGCGACCTCCATCCCGAGCTGGCAGACGTCGGATCCGGTCTGCGCCTTCTGCTCCTCGAACTGCGCGCGGTTCGCTTCGATGATCTCGTCGAGCTCCCACGTGTACATGGGGACCTCGACCTCGTACCGGTCGATGTTGTACTGGCCGGCGGCGACGGTGCGGTCGATGCGCACGCGATTCGAGCCCATCGTCACGCGCAGCTTGTCGATCGGCACGTAAGGCGCCGGTCCCCACGTCGGATATTTGCCGGCGTCCTTCGGCGAGGAAACGATGGGGCAGATGGACTTCACGCCGCTGAACGCGCGATTCCGATACCCCTGCGCCATGTTGCTGTTGTGGATGTCGACCTCACGGAGGTCGGCCGACTTGTCGGCGATGACTTTACGAAGATCTCTGCCCATGATTTTTCCCACCCTCCCGTCCCGCCCAATCAGGGCCGACGTTTCTTTTCTCGTTTGAACTTGCAGTCATTCGCTGCAACTTCGGCAGCGAATGACTGCGATCTGCAGCAGTGACTACGGCGCCATGAGACCGAGCGAACGGAGGAGCGCCTTGAGCTCGTTGACCTCCGTCTCGAGCTGCCCGACCGTTGCGCCCGCGGTATCCGCATTCGCGGCGCCGGCGACGAACACGAACGGCCGCACGAGCAGGATCCGCGCGCCGTCGCCCGCGGCCGCGGCCGCGTCGATCGCCCAGCCGTTGAGCGACTGCCCGATCGTGCGCGTCACGCCACGTGCCTGGTTGTCGCTCGTGATCTGCGCCTTGCGCGCGAACGCCGCGCCGGCCTCGATCGTCACGATGCCGAGGAGAAACACGGTGAGGCCGCGCTTGAGCGTGACGTCCACGGCCGAGAAGTCGTCCGTCGCCACGCCGAAGTGCGGCGCGCCGGCGACGGCCACCTGATTGCCGTCCATGTCGACGAAGCGGCCGCGCGTGACCGGCGCGGTCGGGAACACGATGATCTTGTCCGCGATCGGAGTTTCGAAGAAGTCGTTGTAATTCATGTTGTCGTTCTCCCTTTCCTGGCGTCAGTTCTTCACCGCGCGTTCGCGCCGGTACAGCTCTTCGTTGGCCCCAGCGTAGGTATCGATGCCGGGCAGTTTCTCGGCGAGAATCGCCTTCACCTGATTCGCGCGCGCGGCCGACTCCGGAACCGCGCGACGCGTCTCGTCGCCGGCGACCTTCACCGTCGTCGAGGTGGTTTCGGTGCTCAGCTCCGGCGCCGGCGGCGCCGTGTTCGCGGCGATCGAGCGCTGCACGATCGGCTGCCGCGCCTTGAGACTCGACTCGACCGCGGCGAAGTTCGCCGACGACGATGCCGCGAGCTTGGTCAGCTGCACGCGCTCAGGCTCGACGAAACGATCGGCGTAGGTGTTGATCATCGCGTCGACGCGCGAGGTCTCGCCGGCAGTGCGCAGCGTCGTGAGCTCCGCGCTCACGGTCGTGAGCTCTTCACGCGTCGGACGCGTCGCCAGATCGACCAGGCGTGCCGACAGCTGCTCGACCGTCGACGTCGCAGGCAGACCCGCAAGGACGTACAGGTCACCCGGAATCGCCGGCGCGACTGCGCCCGCGGCCGCGGCGATCGTCACGCTCGCCGGCAGCTTGAGGCCCGCGGCGATCGCGCCCTCGAGCACTGTTCCGCCCGCGGTCAGCTTCACCGCCGCGGCGATCGTATTCATCGCGGCTGCGCGTTCGCTCTCGCTCAGCGCCTTGATCGCTTCCAAGGCTTTCATCGCCTTGGTCGTGTCCTCGAGAATGTCGTCGATCGTCGAGTCCCACGTCCGCGATAACAGACTGATGATGATTGAAAACAGTTGATCCATCCCACCCTCCTCCATGCGGTAGCAGGACATGCATCCGCTCAGAATTTCTGCCGCCACCGCATCAGTGAGCGGCTGTTGGTTATTGGTCCTCGGCACGTTCGTCAGAGCGAACGAGTGCAGCGCGAACACGCGCAGGTTCTTGTCGACGAGAGCGACCGGCGAGATGTACAGAAGCTTCTTCGTGAGCACCCGCTCGCTACCGTCCGCCGTCCAATCGAGCGCCGTGCCCCACAGCGCGGTCTTGTCGGCGAACAGCTCTGTGGCCCACACGGCCGCTTCGGCGACGTAGCCCTTGTCCGCCGCGTAGAGCGTCTGATGGTGGTAGTCGCCGACCAGGCGCAGACCGCGCCGGCGGAAGTTCGCCATCACCAGGCGCTGCGACTCGTCGTCCGTGGTCAGCGTCTCGGTCGTGTTGTCGTCGAGCTCGATCTCCCACGTCGGATACGGCAGAAACGGGATCGCGAGCGGCAGCGCCGGCGTCCCGTCCAGGCTGTTCTCCGCGACGATCAGTTGCAGAGGCGTCGACGGACCGACTGCAATGGCAAATCCGGACTGGCCGAGGGCCGAAAGCGACCATTTCGTCATTCGCAACCTCCGAGCACCGACGAATTGCCACAGAAAACCCGCCTCGGCTCACCTCGCCGCCACGAAGTCGGGGTGCCGCACCATTTGTGGTGCCTCATTTGGATCGTCGCTCTACGGGGCGATTTCACGCGTCTACCTCCGTTTTGAGCGCCGAGGCGGTCAGGTACCCCTTCCGGAGGGCGTCCAGCTCCTCCGGCGACTTCACAAACCCGCCTCGCGCCAGCCAGCCGCTCGGCGACTGGTCGGCCCACATCCAGGTGCGGGACCCGTCGACGTCGACGAAGACGCCCAGGTACCGCTTCACGATCTCGATTCCCTCTGCGGTCTCGACCGGGATGAACCAGACCTCGGTCGGATCCGACAACAGCTCCGGGAGAAGCGAGACGAGCTCCGGCTCTTCGGCGAAGATCGCGTCGAACGTGCCGCGGTTGACGATGACCCCGTCGCCCAGGGCGTCGACGGTGATCGTCGAGTCCAGTGCGTCGGGCATGTCCGTCACCTCGCGGAATGCTTCCCATCCGGCTTCGGCCTCGCCCGCCGTCGCGAGCTCGGGAAGCTCGATCGCTTCGGCATCCTCGAGCGTGGCGAGCGAGCCGAGCTCGTAGTCGGCGGCGGTCTTCGCCTCGAGCTCGCCGAGGAGCGCCTTGTACCCGTCCATGAGGTTCTCCGCATCCGAAGCGAGCAGCTCCGGCTGCATGTCGAAGCCCGAGTCCGGATGCACTTCTTCGCCATCGATCACCGGGTACTGCCGAGGGTCCTCGTCTTCGTCGCGCGGCACGTAGCCGCGTTCCTTTGCCTGCTCGAGCGTGAGCGTGAGGAGCTGCCAGTGCCGCTCCTTGAAGTGGTTCGGCGGGGCGATGCGCTGCCACTCCGGAGAATCCGCCGGCGCCATGTACCCCTCGAGCGAGAGGCAGATCTGTGTCGTGCGGTTGTCGTGCGGCGCGAGCGGATACATCCAGATGATCCGATCCGTCGTTTCCGACACGATGCGCATCTGGCGGATCCGGCCCGACGCGTAGCCGAGACCGATCGCCTGTTCGAAGATGAGGTTCTGGCGCGAGGGCGGAAGCACGGCTCCGCCGTTCGCCGCGAGGAGCCTGGTGAAGTCGGCGCGGAACTGAGCCTCCGTCGTGCCGTTCTTCATCGCTTCGCCGATGAGCCGGTGCGTCTCGAGCGCGCTCGCACGATCCGCGAGGCTCGCCGCGTAGAACGAACGCGCACGTGCTTCGCTCGACGACCTCTTCGCTTCGCGATCCGTGATCGAGATGCGCGACTCATGGAAGGAAATCGCCTCCCGGAAGACGCGCGGCATCGGTCCGAGGCTAGGAGTCGGCATCGACGTCGCTCCTTCCGATGTAGTTGCTCGTCCTGATCGCGCCGTGCAGCGCGTTCGCGAGCTTGCGCTTGGTCTTGCGGCGGCCGGAGGCCTGCTCCCAGATCTCCGCGATCATTTCCTTGAACGTCGCGCCGTCGTCGACGATCGCGTGCATCGCCGCGCCCGACTCGGCGAACGCGCGCTGCCCAACCGCGGTTGAAACGGCGACGACGTCCTCGAGCGTATTGAGCGGAGTCGTCGCCGGCGCGGCCGCCGCGGCGACCTTGCGGCCGCGCGGGGCGCGCATCGACGCTTCGACGTCGGCTTCGTCGTCGCTCGCCGGATCGCCTTCGTTGCCTGGCGCTCCTGGAGGAAGCGGCTGCGGCTCCTCCGGCAGATCAACGACGTTCGCGATCCCGTACTCTTCCTGCACCTGCTCGACCGCGATCGCTTTCTTCAGCGGACGGAGGAGTTTCTCGTTGACCAGGGCATGCGCTCTCGCCTGATTGAGCTTGTCGACGGGCGGCTCGTACTTCAGCTTCAGATACGGCGCGTACAACAGCGTCTGCTCGTATCCGAACTTCATCGTCATGACCGGCTGCATCACGTCGCGATGGAACGTGTCCATGACGCCGATCGCGCCGGCGCGCAGGATCTTCGCGTTGACCTTCAGTGCGCCCTTGCCGGCGAGCGTTCCGGATCCGGAGACCGCGGTGTTGATCAGCGGATGGCCGGTGAAAAGCGTCGAGACCTCATCGTCGCAGCGCGCGCACAGCTTCTCGAACGGCTCCGCCGCGCCCGAGGTCATGAACTTCTCGATCCGCACGTCCGTCCCTTCCGGGAAGACGCCGGCGGCGTCGACGCCGAGGACGCGAAGCGCCGTCTTCACCGTCTCGAGGAGGTTCGGATCTTTGATGAACGCCAGGCGCCATGGCTTGCCGTGGAGATGGATGAACTGCTGCCAGTCGTTGCTGGTCCAGCCTTTCGCGCAGTAGCGAAGGATGACGCCGGGCCACGTGCCTGCTTCCAACGGATCGCCCGGCACGTTGAGCGTCGAGTGGACGATCCACATGTTCGGTGCGAGCGGTTCACCCAGCGTCGGCTGATTGATCGTGAGGCACTTGAGCTTCGAGGTCTGCGAATCCCAGTACTGGCGCGCCGCGTCGACAAACTCCCAACCGGTGAGGCGCCTGGTCGGAAGGTCATACTGGTTCTCGGCGAACGACATGGGAGCGTAGTCGCCCCACACCAGGTGCTTGACGAGCTTCGCGATCGGTAGATCGTTCAGCACTTCCTCGGCGTAGTCGCGCATCTTGCCGGCGATCGACTGTTCGCGCTTGAGCGGCTTCTTCTTCGCCACGAACTCGTAGTCGAGGCCCGAGACGTCGAGCACGTAATCGCGCCAGGCGGACATGAACTTCGGATCACGCCGCAGTACGCGTTTGCAGACCTGCTGGATGAGGGCGAGTGGCGCGCCTGGCCGGAAGATCCGCGCCACGAGCTCCGGCGTGATCTCGTCCGGGAGATTGCGCGTCGTGAACGGATTGCGCACCTCGCCGATCGCCGCGATCGGCGCGACCGGCTTCGCCGTCGGTTGGATGACGCGATTGTTCGCGTCGTACAGCGCCGGCGCCTGCCCGCTCACAGGATCAACCTCCGCTCGCCGTACCCGGCGTAATCGACACCTTCGTTCAAGGGCCAGAAGTTGAACGGGAGATCGAGCGGAGCGATCTGCTCGGCCACGTATGCGTAGCAGAGCGCGAGGCCGAAGTGATTCTCGACGCCGCGGCGGAACTTGTGGACCAGACGCCCCTTCCCATCGCGCTCTTCGGTCTTGCTCAGATTCTTGAGATGCGTGACGAAGAGCTCGAGGATCGGCGCCGCGTCGACGGGCGGGGTCCGGAGGTAGTGAATGTCGTCCGTAAACTCGTCGCACATCTCCTCGAGGATCTCGTCGCGGTCCGCTTTCGCACACCGGTAGATGTGGCCGTTGCCCTCATGCTCTTCTTCGACGACGCGCAGGATCGAGTTGTCGACGAAGTCCATCAGGGCGACGCGCGTGCCCATCTCGTAGGCGATGGCTCGCATCGTGTTCGTGTGCGGCTTTTTGTCGGGGACGAAGCTGACAACCCCGAGACGCGCGCACAGCTTCGGCACCTCGCGCTCGACGTGATCGCTGTCGATCTCCGTGGCGAAGACCAGGTGCGGATCACCGTTCGGCAGCCGCTCGAAACAAACGAAGTGGCACATGTCGCCGACGTCCAAGCCGGCGTAGCGCGGCCGTTCGCCGGCGCGAAGACCGAACGACTCGGTTTCGCCCGACTGCATGCGCAGCAGCGCGACGTCATTGAACGGCTGCAGCGCGCCGGCGTCGGGCAGCGCGAGGACGGAAGCTTTGAACTTCGCAAGCTTCGACTTCTTCTTCCGCACCTTTAGATACCGCGCGACGATGCGATCGAGATCCATCGCCGTCATCGCCAGCTGCGAGAGCCGGTACGAAATCACGTTCGCTTTCGGCTCCTTCGCCACCCACTGCCCCGCCTTCACGTCGAGCGGCCGCTTGCACTCCGGACACACGAGCCGCCAATGTTCGTCCCCCATCTGCTCGACGCACTCCGGCAGCTCCGGCGCGCGCTGGATGAAGATCTCCTCGAGGCACATGCCGCGCAGGCACCGCGGCCGCTTGCAGTCGACGAGGAAGCGGAACTGCGTCCCTTCCTGGTACTTGAGATCGATCCCGGATCCCGGCGCATAGCCGGCCGAGAGCCAGATCGCGAGGTTGAGCTCCGAGTGCGCCGTGCGGCCTTCCGACCATTCGGTGTTCTCCGCCGGCAAGAGGTCGACCTCGTCGTAGATCCGCACGTCGAGCGGCGTCGACACCGCGCTCGTGAGCGTGCCGAGCGGCAGCACATGCAGCGCGCCGCGCTCGAACTCTTTGATGAACACCTGGTTGGTGACCGAGCGGTCGCGCATCAGCGCGTCGAGATATGCCGAGCGGCGGATGAGGTTCTTGAGGCGCGTGCTCGCGATGCGCCTGGCGAGCTGCTCGTCGGGAAGAAAGTAGCCGACCTGGAGGCCCTTCTCCGCCGCCATGAACAGCGCCGGCCCGAGTCCGATCGAATGCGTCGCGCCGATCTGCTCGGCCTTGAGAAGCGC